AAAGATTGGTAGAAAAGGAGAGTGTATATTCATTAATCATCATTAATTAGATGAGTTAATTAGAATATACCAGGAGTGAAGAAACGATAATGGTGACAGTAGTACCTTCAAAGGATCCACCAGAGGTAGTCCGAAAAAGATTGGAAGAAGCAGTAAGAAGATTTTTCCTAGCTGTGGAAAAGGAAAAATTTGAAAAAGAAAAAGCGCACCTAGCCGACCAAAGCAAGAGCGCCAATAGTGGATAATCAAAAATATCCACTCCTATTTTAACACAAGTAAAGGAGATTAGAAACTATGTATCAATTGGACGATAAGCCAAAAGAAAGAAATTTGGATTTTTTGACTGGGTATCATGAAAAATTGAGACAATTATTCAATATTGAAAATATTTGGGACTCTCAAAGATCTCGTAGTGATGCGGAAGATTTTATTTACACCTATAAAGATAAAATGCCGGATAAAAATGATGCCAAAGAAGATTACTTTTATTGTTTAGGAAGATTGTGGGGATGTCATGACTATTTAGAAGGAGAAGACGAATGATTGACGATGTGTTAGTTGATGTAATGCAGCGGGCTAAAAAGATGACTAGAGAAGAACTTGTTAGAGCGCTCAATTTAGAAGGAAAAACCAAACATGCTGATCGCAGGCTTAGAGGAATTAAGGAACGAGTCAACATGAATAATGGTCGATTTGCTAATACTCTCATTGTCGGATTCAGCAATGGAAAAGGGTATAAATTAGCAGATAATCCAGATGAGATTAAACATTTTATTCGTGAAATGTCAAAGCGAAAAGAGTCAATGGATATACAAATTGAAAAAGCGGAAAGAATGCTAAAGGAAATGGAGAATTTGTAATGGCAGTGGTATTCAACGAGAAAAAAAGATATGCCTTTTCTAAGGATGCATTTTATAAAGATGTTGGAAGAGGGCCTTTAAAAGATGATTGGGTACTTAAAGTTGATGGTCTGGAAATTGATGATTTTAAAAAGAAACATAAGGGGACGGTTAATTATGATTTAGGAAGAATCAAAGGAACACATTATTGGGTGTTTCCAGAGTGGTGTAAAGAAATCTAAGTAGGAAGGATAGGGAGGTATGCTCATTGAGAAAGTCAGAAATGAAGGATAGTTTATCGCACTATCTTTTGGAAGAAAAAGAAGATGAAAAATCGAAAAATACTTTAAAGCATTATGAGCATATTCTTCTATCTTTTTTGGATGTCATGCCGGATGAAGTTGATAAGGAAGCACTCATTCGTTACAAAGAAAACTTGATTCAAAAATATAAACCGAAAACAGTCAATAACTATATTACGGTGATCAATAAATTCCTGAAGTACATGGAAATTAAGGATGATCCGGAATTTTCTTTTTACAAACTGAAAAAGCATTATTCAAATAACACTTTAAAGAATATCAAGCTTCAGAATGAATCTTCATTGGAAGATGTTTTAGAGCCTGTAGAACTAAAAAGAATGCTGCGTAAAGCTAAAGAAAACGGGCAGATGGATATTTACTATATCATGAAGATATTTGCTTACACAGGCATTCGAGCAGAGGAATTAAAGGTATTTACTGTAGAAAATATCAAGTCAAATTACATTCTTGTTTCCAACAAGGGAAAGACTAGAAATATCATAATTCGGCAGGATCTTCGAAGGGATTTAATGCATTACTGTAAAGAAAATCATATCAAAACAGGATACATCTTTCCGGGGAAGAATCCTGGAACAATGATCCATGAATCAACGATTTATAAACGTATGAAAAAGATTGCATCCATGTGTAGAGGCATTAAATTGTCGAAAGTACATCCGCATAGTTTCCGTCATTTGTTTGCGATTCAATTTTTGGACGAAGGCGGGAATATTTCAGAACTGGCAGATATTCTTGGTCATTCCAGCATTGAAACAACAAGGATATATACACGCACAACCGATGCCATGAAACGAAAGAAAATGGAAAAGATGAAGTATTGATAGAAAGCAAGGTGATCAAATATGCAAGGCTATATAATGCTGCATCGAAAGATAGTGAACTGGGAATGGTACACAGAAACCAATACCAAAGCATTGTTCATCCATCTGTTACTGATGGCCAATCATGCCGATGAAAAGTGGCGTGGAGAGATTATAAAAAGAGGAACTTTGATTACTTCTTATGGATCTTTATCGGCACAAACAGGATTGAGTGTCCAACAAATAAGAACATGTTTAAAAAACTTGGAAAAGACAGGAGACATAACAAGACAAGCAACACAAAGAAATACGCTAATAATCGTCACAAAATACGATTTTTACCAAAGTTTCATAAATGAACCAACAAGCGGAATAACAGATATTCAACACACAGATAACACACCAGTCAACAAGCCAACTAACAAACAATCAACAACAAACAATAATGATAATAAATTAAATATATATAGTCCGGTTTCCGACGACGCTGATTTATCAGTATCAGAAAACATACCGTATGTAGAAATTATTGATCATTTGAATTCTGTTGCAGGTACACATTACAAGGCCAATTCTTCTAAAACAAAAACGAAGATTCATGCCAGATGGTTGGAAGGCTATCGAAAAGAAGATTTCTTTACGGTTATCGATGTGAAGTGTTCTGAATGGCTTGGCAATGACATGGAAAAATATCTAAGACCGGAAACTTTGTTTGGCAGTAAGTTTGAAGGGTATTTGAACCAGGTCAGGAAGAAAGAAAACGATCCTTATGGATCAATGCCATACGTTTAGGAGGACCATATGGAAAGACAGGAATATCTGGAACAACAGGTTGCGGCAATCGCATCCAACGATGACAATCTGATCAAAGATCCAAGCCTGAAAGCAGAGCTGTTTACGATACCTGCCTATCAAAACATCATTGTTCAGTGCAAGCTGGTAGCAGAGAAGAAGGGAACACTGGCGATGGAAGACATTCTTCCTGCTTTGTCAAAACAAGGGCTTGATGGATTGTACATCGAATTGATGGATCTAAGCTATCAGAAATCAAGATACGATGAAATGATTGCTGAATTACAGACGGGTTTATCGATTCGAAAGGCAAAGGAATACATCGTTGAAGTAGAAAACGATGCCATTACCTTCGAAGAATTTCAGTCCAGTGTATCAAAACTGGGCAATGAGTACAGTTTGGGAACTTCATCAAAATGGAGTGCTGACAAGATCATGGTTGAATTGCAGAGATCCGAAGAAAAGCTGCAGTTCAGAACCAGCGCTTTCTATCGGGATATCGTGCAGCCGGCTAAAAAAACAGTCAATGTCATAGGTGCCAGAACCGGTGTTGGTAAGTCAGCGTTTGCACTGAATATTCTAAATGATTTGGCAGAGCGATATATGTGTCTGTACTTCAATCTGGAAATGACCGAAAAGGAAATCTATCAAAGATTGATGGCTATGCAAAGCGGTGTACCTATCAATCGATTTGGTAAGTTGACAGACAAGGAAAAAGGCTTTTTATCGGATGCCGCATATCGCTTTGAAAACAAATTAAAATTCAAGCTTTATAACGGATCTAAGTCAATCGAAGGTATTCAGAGGATCGTGGCAAGAGAAACAAGAAAGGAACACTGCATTGTTTTTGTGGATCATATCGGATACATCACAAACCGAAAGATATCGAACACCAGAGAACGTATCCAGAATACGATGATTGAACTAAATACAATGACAAAAGACTATGACTGCACGGTATTCGCATTGAGTCAGCTCAATCGTGATACAGACGATACACCTAAGCTGATCAACCTAAAGGACAGTGGAGAGGTAGAGCAGACAGCGCACAGTATATTGCTGCTGCATGATATTACACGGGACTACAATGCTTCAATGTCAGAGTATGAGTTGATTTGTGCAAAGAACCGAGGTCAGACAGGAAGGAGGAAAGTGTACTTCAACAAGTACAACCAAAAATTCAGTGAAAGATAGAAAAAGAACATTTATAAAAGATTTGGAACATGGTGGAAAGCTTTATGAGGTCATCAACGCTGCAGGATACAGATACTACATCATAGTGGATCAAAAAGGGCGAGAATGGCTCTCTACTTTGGATGAGTATGAATCAATGATAGATAACTGGAACAGGAATTATGGGTTCACGAAAGGAGATTTATGAAAGCGTATAATTTGGCAGATAAGAAAGAATATTATGCACAGCCGGCAGATGAATATACAAAGATGATTATGGATTGCGCTGAATATTACATAGATCATGGAAGTCATATTTTACTTTTGATACCTGATAAAAATGTAGATGGAGGATGCGCATATCGGTATTTTGAAATCGATGGAAATCTGTATTTTTCCATTGTTACGCAGTCGCATGATAATCTGATCAAGATTTTTAACAGTCAAAAATATAAACAGGAACGCTTATTTTAGGAGAAACCATGAAATATACGAAAGAAGAAATGTTGAGTGCATTACATCTGATCAAGGATATATGTAGTGAAAATGGCGAATGTTTTACATGTCCTTTTTCTAAAGAAGGTCATGGATGTTTGATAGATACCAAGATGCCATGTGAATGGGAACTGATAGATGAAGAAAATTGGAAAGTATTCAAGTGAAAACAAGAGTGAAAAGTACAAAAAGTTTTTACCTTTGAAAAAATACCATACAGTGCATGAAATAAGGCAAAATTGGAGTTTATAGACAGTCAAGATAATTATAGGTTAAATGGAACACTTTTTAGGAGGTACAGGAATGATTAAACTTTGTCCACTTTTAATAACTAAAGAAGAGGTAAAAGCGGTGTTAGTTGGCACAGGTGATTACATGGTGCAAAATATGAGACCGTGTTTGAAAGAAAAATGCGTTGCATATTGCGATAATCGGTGTTCTAAATTTGAAAATTCAGTTGAAATTGATGATAGAGAGGTTGGAGAAACTATGAAAGCAGAAGAAATGTTTAGATGTTTAGGATATGAAAAGACAAGCAAAAAAGACAGTGAAAGCATCATCTATGAAAAAGTTGAAACTTATTTTTCAGATTTTGATGATAAAGACACAATAAAAAAATCAACATATATACATTACATATCGTTTGATTTAAACTACAACACTGTGAATTCAAGCGTACAAAATCGTGATAGTTTTGATGGTGAACTTGCAACCCCAATAAATGCGATGGAAATGTTGGCAGTAGTTAAACAGTGTAAAGAAATCGGGTGGTTAGATTGATTGATGAGAAAAAATTGATTGAAGAATTAAGAAAATATGCAGATGAATTAGGTACTGTTCGTGGAGAAATTGAATTAGCAAATGGAGTTTTAAAAGCTATCTCGATTATCAACGAACAACCAAAAGTAGGCGAATTGATTCCAGTAGAAGAAAGATTGCCTAAACATGACGGTGAATATTTAATACAGGCAATTAACGATTGCGAAGGTATCTATATAGCTGTATCGAGTTACGATAGTCAATACAAATCATTCAGTTCTGACGGAGTAGAGGATGATAACGCTATCGCATGGATGGATTTACCGAAACCATATGAGGTAAGAGAAAATGAACGGCCGTGATGATGAATGGATCATAGCCGTTCTGATCCTTCTAGGTATATGGGCTTTTGAAATCCTGGTTCTTTGTTCAATCGGGATTGGAGAGCCATTAGCTATGTAAAAGGTGAATTCTCGTACTCAGTAAGGACCGGATTATCAGCAGGCATTTGTTTTGATTTTCTCCTAGAAATAACTTAACCCATTCGATATTACAGTTTGTACAAAAATAATAATTCGATAATCCGGTCCTTACTGAGTACGAGTAGAAAGTGTGAATGATGAATTATCGACAAAAGCGACAGGATAAAATAGTCAGGCAGATCCAAAAGGAATACACAGCACTGTCGCAGCTTGAACATCAGAAGGAGCTGGGAATGTTATGTGTACAAAATGGAATCACAAAATCAGATTTATTTAAACTGATTGAATGGAAAAGGAAGGTATCAGAGGATGGATAAAGATAAAGTGAATCAATTACTAAATGATTTGAAATCAGCTAGATATTGTTGTCATCGAATCATTGAGCTGAATGAAGAATTGGAAGTATTGGAACATAAGATGCTTGGATTAAGTCATCCTATTACAAGACTCACGAAAGAACAGGAAAAATCCAGCAAACCAATGCCTACTTTTCACGGTGGATATACAAGTCCGGTAGCCATGTTTGCGGAAGAAGATAGAATTGAATCTGAAATTAATTATTACAAACGGAGACTCAATGAGTGTAAACCCATTGAGCTTTTGTCTTTGCGAGATCAAAACATGCTGTTTGATTTATATTTTAACTTTAAAAGCAGTTGGGATGTTGCAGAAGAATATGGATATTCTAAACGAGGAATGTATAAGCATATAAGAAGTGAGCTTAGAAAACTCTTATAAATAGCTAAAAGAGTTCCCTAGTGTACCAATTTTTAGTGATATATTAATATCATCAAGAAGTCTCAGATAAAAAGTCTGAGGCTTTTATTTTGGAAAGAAGTGATCCCGTGGGGAGAAATAGACCTGATCAAGATGGTACCCACCGCCTAGCCTTTGAGCGGAATAAGAAAAAGATATTTGCTACACAGGAGGTGTGTGGCATATGCGGTAAGCCTGTTGACTTTAGCTATAAGTATCCACATCCTTTATCAGCATGCATTGATCATATTATTCCCATCAATAAAGGCGGACATCCAAGCGACATAGATAACTTACAGTTGGCACATTGGACTTGTAACAGGCAGAAGTCTGATAGATTACTGAGGAGTAAGGGGCCTGAAAAAAGCCAAGAAATACTATCGAATAGGGTATTACCACATTCGATTGATTGGCTAAATTATAGGCATCCTAAAGGTAAATGATGGGGGCCTACCCACCCCACCGATGGCTGCTGCGAGCTTCACGCCGTCACTATGAATATTTCTCGCTGAATCGTGCCAAGAAAGGAGGATTTTGGACAAAATGAATGAATATAGAGGTATAGGATATCTAAGAAATAAACTTAATATAAAGCGTTCCAGAGTACTTATGCGATATAAGTATTATGAAATGAAGAACATGACAAAGTATTTCAAAGGGATGATACCGGATGAATTGAAATGGATGAAAAGCACTTTAGGTTGGTGTGCTAAATCAGTAGATGCATTATCGGATCGTCTGGTGTTTCATGAATTTAAGGAAGATAATTTTAATTTGAATGAAATCTTTAACATGAACAACAAAGATGTTTTGTTTGACAGTGCAGTGTTGTCGGCTTTGATTAGCAGTTGTTGCTTTATTTACATTTCAAAAGATGAGGAGGGATTTCCAAGATTGCAGGTCATTGATGGAAGTAATGCTACAGGCATAATTGATCCCATTACAGGTTTGTTAAAAGAAGGATATGCTGTACTCAATCGAGATGATCAGGGAAATCCAACGCTAGAAGCTTATTTTACTTTTGAGAATACAATCTTTCTAGAGAAAGGAAAAGAGCACATAGTAAAAAACGATGCACCTTATCCTTTACTCGTACCTATTATCTATAAGCCGGATGCGCATAGACCATTTGGACATTCAAGAATCAGTCGTGCCTGCATGTCTTATACTCAATCGGCATTAAGAACTCTGCTTAGATCGGAAGTATCGGCAGAGTTTTATAGTTTTCCTCAAAAGTATGTTACTGGTATTTCACAGGATGCAGAGCAGTTAAACAAATGGAAGGCTACGATATCATCCTTTTTACAATTTGATAAAGATGAAGATGGAGATTCTCCGAAATTGGGACAGTTTACGCAGCAATCCATGACACCATATATTGAGCAATTACGTATGTTTGCATCTTTGTTCGCAGGAGAAACTGGACTTACGTTAGATGATCTTGGATTTGTGGCTGATAATCCATCAAGTGCCGAGGCAATAAAAGCCAGTCATGACAATCTAAGATTAGCTGCTAGAAAAGCGCAAAGAACATTTGGTACAGGTTTTTTGAATGTTGGATATTTGGCTGCATGTGTACGTGATGAATATCCATATATTCGAACAAATCTATATTTGACCAAGCCATCTTGGGAACCGATTTTTGAACCGGATATGTCCACACTTTCATTGATAGGAGACGGAGCTATAAAAATCAATCAAGCAATACCGGGATACTTCAATAAAGATAACCTTAGAGAGTTAACTGGAATTGAGGCATCGAAAATGGCTCCTGTAGTAGCAGATGACACAGAAAATAAATGATGTTGTTCCTGAATTACTACAAGAGATTCAGGATGAATTTGACAAACTCTGTAAACAGGATATAGAAATTCAAAGAATATTGGAAATCATTGCAAGTGGAAAAGGGACATACGAAGATGCCAACGAATATGCGATAAGGTTAGGCGAGATTTTATCAAAAGCCTATTTGAATAAGATTACCAAGGATATTCTTCCAGATGGAAAAATGTATTACAACATTGCGAAAAGAACGATTGAACCAACCATGTTAAAGAACTTTAAACTAATTTCGGATGCCTCGTTAAAGGTTCAGAGTTCATTGAATAAAGCTGCAAAAATAAATTTAAAACCTATCCCTCCACAACTAAATCAATTCAAAGTGGATAGTATCATCAATAAAGTAACAAGTAAGCAATTTGAAAAGGTTTCTTCTATTTTGCAAGATCCAATCGTTCATTTTTCTCAGGAAATTGTGGATGACTCTATAAAAAGAAATGCAGAATTCCATAGTCAATCAGGCCTTAATCCTAAAATTACAAGAAAAGTTCGAGGTGGATGTTGTGAATGGTGTATGAATTTGGCCGGAACCTATTCATATCCTGAGGATATTCCTGATGATATTTATAGAAGACATGATCGTTGTAGATGTGAGGTACTGTACGATCCCGGAGAAGGTAAACAAGTACAAAACGTACATACTAAATCATGGGAGAATCGAGAAGGAGATATTCAAAGAAGGATAGAATTTTCCACTTCTAAGGTTTCAAAATATGCGGAAGATGTAACTGCCGAATATTTCGGAACAGCAAAGCTAGGAGAAGGATCTATTAGTTACGATAATGGATATGATGTAAGTTCACACAAACATGAAGTACAGATGGCTAATTTTCTTTTTGAAAAATTTGGTGGCGATTTAAAGCTTTTGAAAGAAAGGAATATTAAAGATGTAAAAACTCCAGATTATGTATGGAATAGTAAGTACTGGGACCTTAAAAATGTTTCAAGTGAAAAAGCAGCTTATAGTGCTGTGCGACATGGGATAAAGCAAATCATTGATAATCCGGGAGGCTTGATATTAGATTATAGAAATACTGATAAAAATAATCTTCAGTTAATTATTAATCAGGTTGATGATCGTATGCAGAGAACTAAGGTTGAAAATGTAGATATTATGATTATTTTAGAAAATAATAGAATTAAAATTTATAGATATAAAAAATAAACAGAGGAGAACCCTCCGCCAGAAGGGGCAAAGGATACCTCTGTTTATATATATTATACCTATTATTTTGAAATCTATCAAGGAGGATGGTCATGTGCGACCATAAATGGAATGAATATGTTGTTAAACAAATTGATGATTGGGAACAAGACTGCAGGATGGAAATCAGAGTACGATCCTGCATTTTTTGTGGGAAGATTAGAAAAGAGGTGGTTAGGGTGAAAGATCCATGAAAAAGGGTTTTACCTAAATTTATCCATCACGATTTAAGTGATCAATAAATTATTGTCCTAAGTACGACATAAAACTGCTTGATCGAGGAGGATGTTATGACGCAGAAAAGAAAAGGACGTCAAACTCCAACTCAATCCGTAGTAATTCCTTATACGAACACAAAAGGAAAGGAAGCTATTGATCTATACAATAAGACAAAAAGAAAAGCGCGTGAATGGCAAGAAATCTTAATCTATGACATCATGGCAGAAAACGAAGATAAGCTATGGTCTCATTCTAAATTTGGATACGAAATTCCACGAAGAAACGGAAAAGGTGAGATTATAGTAATTCGTGAAATGTGGGGATTGATGCATGGAGAAAAGATACTTCATACAGCACATCGTACACCTACATCACATTCTGCATGGGAGAGATTATGTGATTTACTGGATGATGCGAAGATTGAATACAAGGCAACAAAGCAGTTTGGGCTTGAGACCATCCGATTAGAAGATGGAGGATATGTTAATTTTCGTACGAGATCTAGTAAAGGAGGACTGGGTGAAGGCTATGATTTACTTGTAATTGATGAGGCACAGGAATATACGATTGATCAGGAATCTGCATTAAAGTATATTGTCAGTGACTCAGATAATCCACAAACTTTATTTTGCGGTACTCCTCCGACAGCTGTTAGTGCAGGCACGGTATTTGTTAAAATGCGCGAATCTGTACTGAGGGGAGAAACTGTAAATCAAGGATGGGCGGAATGGTCAATTGAAAAGATGACAGATCCTAAAGATAAAGAGGCATGGTATCTTGCTAATCCATCACTTGGCCAAGGGCTGACGGAACGTGCCATATATGATGAGATCACATCAGACTCAATCGACTTTAATATTCAGCGTTTAGGATTGTGGCTTAAATATAATCAAAAATCGGCGATCAGTGAAAACGAATGGAATGCACTCAAATGTGAGACATTACCGAAATTCATTGGTCGTCTTTTTGTTGGTATCAAATATAGCCATGACAGCAAAAATGTAGCTATGTCGGTTGCAGTGAAAACTGTTGATAAAAAGATATTTGTCGAATGTATAGATTGTAGGCCTGTAAGAGCAGGTAATCAATGGATACTTGATTTCTTATTAAAGGCAGATGTTGAAAAGGTATGCATTGATGGTGCAAATGGTCAAGATTTGTTAAAGGAGCAGATGAAAGAATTTAAGTTAAAGAAGCCTCTGCTCCCAACAGTTAAAGAAATCATTACATCCAATTCTTCTTTTGAACAGGGTCTATTTGATGAAAAAATCTGTCATAATGGGCAGCCCTCTTTGGTACAGGCAGTATCCAATTGTGAAAAAAGAGGGATTGGCTCAAACGGTGGATTTGGATTTAAGGCCATTAAGGAAGAAATTGAGATATCACTGATGGATAGTATGATCCTGGCTTACTGGATGTGTTCAAGTGTTAAGGAAAAAAGAAAACAGAGAGTCGCCTGTTAAACTATGCTCAGTTTTGCAGGCATACGCACACTACGCGGTTAAGGAGGAAATTATGAGCGAATTTAAAGAAATTAAAACACAAGAGGAGCTTGACGCTATTATCGGTTCTCGTTTACAGAGAGAATCTGATAAATATGAAGATAAAATTAAAGGACTGAAAGGTACGATTGCAACTCTTGAGGAAGAAAATAAGACTTTACAAGGACAAATTGATGGACATTCCAAGGATGGAGACAAAATAAAGGATTTGGAAGAAAAAGTAAAAGCGTACGAGACCAGCTCGGTAAAAATGAGGATAGCGCATGAGCTTGGAATTCCTATGGAGCTTGCAGAACGATTAACCGGAGATGATGAAAAGAGTATTCGCCAGGATGCTGAAACAATGTCCAAATTTATGAAAGGTGAAAGCTATGTAGCACCTCTAGGTGATCCAGAAGGCAATCAGAAATCTAAGAATGACGGATATAAATCCTTGTTAGAAGGATTAGAAGAAGGAGAATAAAATATGCCAACAGAATTAAGTAAAGGAACATTGTTTGATCCAAAATTAGTTACGGATCTGATTACTAAAGTAAAAGGGAAATCTTCATTGGCAGTGTTGTCAAATCAGACACCTATTCCATTCAATGGATTAAAGGAATTTATTTTTACAATGGATTCAGAAGTTGATGTTGTTGCGGAAAACGGAAAGAAAACACATGGCGGCATTTCTTTAGAACCTGTAAAGATTGTACCGATTAAAGTTGAGTACGGTGCTCGTATTTCGGATGAGTTCTTATATGCAAGTGAAGAAGAAAAGATTGATATCTTAAAATCGTTTAACGATGGCTTTGCGATTAAACTTGCACGTGGTTTGGATATCATGGCTTTTCATGGCGTGAATCCTAGAACCGGATCTGCATCCAATGTAATCGGAGATAATCACTTTGATAATAAAGTCACACAAAAAGTCGAATTCGATGCAGCGACAGCCAATGACAACATTGAAGATGCCGTAGAATTGTTGACAGCTAATGAATACACTCCATCTGGTATGGCTATGGCTCCTACAATGCGTAGTGCCTTGGCAAAATTAAAAGATGGAAACGGTCGTAAATTATATCCTGAATTAGCTTGGGGTGCGACACCATCAAGCCTGAGTGGATTATCTGTTGATACTAATCCAACTGTGTCTGCAAACTCTAATAAAGATAGAGCCATTATTGGTGATTTTGCAAGTGCATTCAAATGGGGCTATGCAAAGCAGATTCCTATGGAGATTATTAAGTATGGTGATCCTGATAATTCCGGAAAAGACTTAAAAGGATATAACCAAGTATATTTGCGAGCAGAAGCTTATTTAGGATGGGGAATCTTAGATCCAAAAGCATTCTCTCGTGTTACTGATGAGGCTTAATAATGAAGTATATTAATGAAGAAACACAAGTTATCATTGATGTAAATTCAAAAATCACAGGTGGTGGCTGGAAGAGATATATTGATCCAAAAGAAGAGGTTGAAGAACAAGAAAGTCCTAAAGAAAAAGTAGAGGAGAAAAAGACTACAAAACCAAAAGGACAAAAAAAGAAGAAGTAGGTGATTTCATGAATTTTGCGACAGTTGATGATGTAATCAGCCTATGGAGAAATCTGACACAGGAAGAAACACAAAGAGCGGAGAAACTGATTGAAGTAGTCTCCGCTTCATTGATTGTTGAGGCTAAAAAAGCCGATAAGGATCTCGAAGGGATGGTCAGATCTGATGAAAACTTTGCGCAAGTTGCAAAGTCAGTCACTGTGGATGTAGTCGCAAGAACTCTAATGACATCAACGGATAGTGAGCCTATGACACAGTTTAGTCAAAGTGCAGGTGGATATAGTGCATCCGGTACTTTTTTAGTTCCGGGTGGAGGCTTGTTTATTAAAAAGTCTGAATTGGCCAGATTAGGATTACGTCGTCAAAAATATGGTGCAATTGACTTCTATGGAGGCGGTTATGAATCTTTTTAAAGGGATCACAATCACACTCCATGAAAAAAGTATGATTGGAAAGGATGAATTCAGTCATCCAATCTATCAGTATATTGATAAAAAAGTAGAAAATGTATTGATCGAGCCTATTACGCAAACAGACATAGTCAATCAAACAGATTTAAGAGGAAGAAAATTAGCTTACAGACTTTGTATTCCAAAAGGTGATAATCACCAATGGGAAGGGAATGATGTAACTATTTTTAATCAAAGATTTAAAGTATATGGTCCGGTTGAGCAATATATAGAGAAGAATTTACCGCTTCAATGGAATAAGAAAGTTTTGGTGGAAAGATATGAATAAGGTTAAGTTTAAGTTGAATGGCGCAGGGGTTAGAGAAATCTTAAAATCCGATGCAGCTAAATCTATGTGTGAAGAAAAGGCAAGATCTATAGCCAGTGCCTGTGGATCTGGATATGCATCTAATTCCTATACCGGTGCAAATCGTGTGAATGGAATGGCCTATGCAGAAAGCTTTGAGGCGAGAAAGGATAATGCAAAGAACAATACTTTGCTGAAGGCCATGAAATGATTGAAAAAGTGGTTTTAGATTATCTGTCTAATGAATTGAATGTTCCGGTTGTTTTAGAGCTGGAAGACAACTTACCGGATGAATTTGTAGCCGTTGAAAAAACAGGAAGTTCTGTATTCAATCATATTCATTCCGCAACCTTCGCACTGCAATCTTATTCGAACTCTTTATATGGTGCTGCTAAATTAAATGAAGAAGTAAAAAGTAAAATGAATTCACTGATAGAGCTAGGTTCTATTTTCAAATCCAATCTAAACAGTGATTATAATTTTACAGACACTTCTACAAAAAAATACCGCTATCAGGCGGTCTATGATGTCTATTATTAGGAGGATATTATGTCAGAAGTAAAAAATGTTTCTGCCGGAAAGCCTAAAATTGGTGGTGCTATTCATGTGGCGCCTGTTGGAACGAAATTACCAACAGATGCCGTATCAGAATTAGATGTTGCATTTAAATCTTTAGGCTATATTAGTGAAGACGGATTAACAAATGAAAACTCCCCTGAAACGGATACCGTAAAGGCATGGGGAGGTGCGACAGTTTTAAACACACAAACGGAAAAACCAGATACTTTTTCTTATACAATGATTGAATCTACTAATATTGAAGTGTTGAAAAATGTGTATGGTGATGAAAATGTAACTGGTGATCTAACAACAGGAATTACTATTAAATCAGGTAGTAAGCAGCTGCCTGACAAGTCATATGTTGTAGATATGATTCTGAAAAATGACACATTAAAAAGGATTGTCATTCCTTCTGCAAGTATTTCTGAAGTTGGTGAAATTGTATATAAAGATGATGAGCCGATTGGATATCCAATTACGTTAAAAGCCCTAGAAGTAGAAGGATTCTCTCATCATGAATATATCAAAGGAGCAAGTGAATAATGAAGGGAACTTTAAAAAATGGATTTGAGTTTGATATCCCCGACAATCGATTAGACAATATGGAACTTGTGGATGCGTTATCAGAAGTAGAAGATAACAATCCATTGGCTATTACGAAAGTAGCTAATTTGATGCTTGGTAAAGAGCAAAAGAAAAAATTGTATGATTATCTTCGCACAGGAAAAGGAAATGTACCGATTCAGGAAGCAACACAAAGTTTGATTGAAATCATGTCCTTTAAAAAAGAAGGAAAAAACTAGTTGCCTTAGCCTCTATGCTCGCTGCAGACAAAGAAGCTTTAATATGCGACTTGGCGGAAACTTATAACATTTATGATTATAGAAGTATTCCGGTGAATTTGCTTGCAACTTTATCTGTGGGGCTAAGAGATAATGCGAGAATTAAAATGAAACTACGAGATGAAAAGGTGTCAATGGACATCTTTTTATTATGCTCGATAGTAGATCAGTTAAGTATGATGCTTTGGTCACAGTCCAAAGACGGTTTGAAAGGTGTAAACCGGCCAAAGTCAATTTTGAATATTTTACTTGGTAAAACTAAAGTATCAGAGGTTCAGGGATTCATCAACTCTGATGAGTTTGAGCTTGCAAGAACAAGGATTTTAGGAGGATAGCATGGCAACAGAATTAGGAAAAGCGTATATACAAATCATGCCATCCGCCAAAGGCATTAAAGGCAACATCGAAAAAGAGATCAGTGGTGAAGCAGGTAACGCAGGACAGTCTGCAGGAAGTTCTTTAGTTGGAAAATTAAAAGGAGTAATTGCAACTGCAGCAATCGGTAAGGCTATATCCGCAACCATTAATCAAGGTGCAGAACTTCAACAAAGCATTGGTGGAATAGAAACACTTTTTAAAGGAAGTGCTGATACCGTTAAGCAATATGCCAGTCAGGCATTTCAGTCAACTGGTATGTCAGCCAATGAATATATGCAGAACGTGACAAGTTTCTCGGCATCTTTGATTTCCAGTCTTGGTGGCGATACAGGGAAAGC